GGTAACGCTGCCCCAATAACGCGTTAGTTTTTGAATTGAAAATGTGGTCAACCTTTAACTAGTAAACCGGAGGGAATATGTCAGGACTAACGAATTATTCTTATGCTTATTATCCATTTGGTGATGATGACAAGTGCATGTCAGCGATAATCACAAAGCCAACAAAAGCTATCGTACATCCCGCGCCACGTAAGGTTGGCGACGAAATCGAACACAAGCCGCGCCACGCATCTGATGACGAAATCAAAAAGCATTACCACGGCATACAGACCCGCGATGAAAATTGAAAACATCAATCCAGCCTTACTAAAAAGTTCACTTAATAATGACTGAACGATATACCCGCGCTGCACTAGCCAGATTCAAAGGCTGGAATAAGTCATACATCACAAAGCTGGTAAAAAATGGCGTACTCGAATTTGACGATCACATTGATAAGAAAATCGACATAGGAAAAGCCGAGGCCGCATTAACTGTAAACAAAAACCCCGCCTATGCTGACCGTTCAGGCGGTAAGAATGAAGCGGGTGGCGAACAATCAGCAAGTACAAATCAGCCAAGTTTCAACAATGTCCGCGTCCTGCACGAAACAATCAAAACCAGATTGTTAAAGCTTGAGCTTGAGGAAAAAACGGGCAACCTATTAAACAAATCAGAAGTCGAGGCGCGAGAATTCCAGGCAGCCAGGGCGTGTCGTGAAGGATTGCAATCGATAGCCGGTAGACTTGCCGCGCAGATTTCAAGCATGGACAATGCGAAGGAGGTTGAGAAATTGATTGATAGCGAGATAAGGGAAGCACTTTTAAAACTCACCGCGTAAACTCTCCACGTGGAACATCAAATAAAATCACCATCGCACCGGGCAGGGCTTCGACCTGATCCGGTACTATCTGTCAGCGAATGGGCTGATAAAAACAGAATCCTTGTATCGTTAACCAGCGCCGAACCGGGCGCATACCGCACCAGCCGCGTTCCATTTCTCCGGGAGATTCAGGATTGTTTATCCATTAAGTCTGATATTGAGGAAGTCGTTTTAATGAAGCCGACACAGATCGGTGCGACTGAATTGGCTAATAATTTCATCGGATACATTGCAGACCAATGTCCAGCGCCGGTCATGTTTGTATCGCCAACGTCCACCCTGGCAAAACGTGTAAGCAAAACCAGAATCACGCCGATGATTGACGCCTGCCCGACATTGAAACATAAGTTCTATGCGGAAAAATCACGAAGCAAATCAAATACCACGCTGATGAAGGATTTTATTAATGGTGTTTTGGTGATGGCCGGAGCCAATTCTGCCAGCGATCTGCGTAATATGCCGGTCAGATTCCTAATACTTGATGAAGTTGACGCTTATCCGCCTGATCTGGATGGCGAGGGCGACCCATCAGAGATTGCTAAAAAAAGGACGGATACATTTAGCCGTAACAGAAAAATATTTAAAAATAGTTCGCCAACAAATGAAAGCGAATCTGCTATTGAGGAAGAATATCTCGATAGTGATCAGCGGAAATATCACATACCCTGTCCGCATTGCGATACCTATCAGGTGCTATATTGGCGCGGCCTGAAATGGAAGATTGACGAAAACGGGGAACCGGAAAATGTGCATTATGAATGCGAGGCATGCCACGGAGAAATATCAGAAGGCAAAAAGACCTGGTTTTTAGAGCATGGCAAATGGGTTGCTGACGCGCCATTTAATGGCAAGAAAGCCGGGTTCTGGTTAAATGCTTTATATTCCCCGGCTGGCTGGTTTTCCTGGACGCAAGCGATCAGAGATTTTTTGTCGGCAAATAAAGCATTCAAGCGAACAAAGTCAGTTAAAAAATTAAAAGTATTTACGAATACCGTCCTGGCCGAAACCTGGAAAGAAAAAGGGGTTGTCGTGGAATATAGAAATCTACATAAAAGGCGCGAACATTACGATGCACTGGCGCCGACCGGCGTTGGCATTATCACAGCTGGTATCGATGTTCAGGATGATCGAATAGAGGGAGAAGTTTATGGCTGGTCACTGGGTGGAGACGAGGAAAAATGGTCGCTTGATTATTTTATTTTAAATGGATGCCCCGAAAAACAATTGATATGGGATTTATTGAAGGAGAGATTAAAAGAGGTTTACCGAACAAAAGAGGGCGTTGATTTACGAATCACAGCCAGCGGATTAGATACTGGCGGCCATTACACACAACAAGCGTATAAATTTGCACGCGAAAATAAGGCAATGAGAATTTATGCGATGAAAGGTAGCTCAAGACGTAACGCTCCCATTGCTCCACGCCCATCAAAAGTCGGGCTGCATAAACAGGATTTATATTTAATAGGTACTGACACCGCGAAAGATATCATTTATGCACGATCAGAAATTGCCGACCCAGGTGCTGGGTGCCATCATTTCCCGATTAACGAGCAATACCAGGAAGAATATTTCAGACAATTTGCCGCAGAGGAGCGTGTAACAAAATACACAAATGGCTTCCCTTATCAAATATATGTTAAAAAATACCAACGTAACGAGCCGCTCGATTGTAATGTTTACGGCTATGCGGCACTATTAATACTGAACCCTGGTTATACGGTGCTAAAGAAAAAACACGATTTAAAACTGGAAAATGCCACAGAAAACAAGCAAGAATCAAAACCCGATCAAGAAAACAATCAGGCCATTAAGAAAAAACAGCCAAAGAAATCAACCCGCAAAAGAAGAGGCGGGTTTGTTAATAAATATTCACGGTGATACTATACCCGCAAACGCGCTCCGGGTTTACGAATGGCACCAACAATACCGACAAGAGAACCAGACAGCATAAACGCTGGCGACTCGCTCAAGTGGACAATCTCAAACAGCGACTATCCTGCATCCGATTCCTGGGCGCTGACTTATATTTTTATCAATAAAGACGATAAGTTTACAATCACATCAAGCGCCGACGGTGATAATCACGCGATATCCGAAGCGTTAGCGATTACAGCAAAATATCCACCCGGCCTTTATTACTGGAAATGTTATGCAGGCGATGGTACCGACCGCTATTTGATAAATGAGGGCCGCGCAGAAGTCATAAAGAATATTGAAGATAGCAATGTTAAATCTGCCGATCTTCGCAGCCATGTTAAAAAAGTATTAGATGCTGTTGAGGCTGTTATTGAAAATCGCGCCTCTGATTCTGATTTGTCCATGAGCGTTGATGGCGAATCGATTACTAACTTTACACCAGAGCAGTTAACTGATTTACGGTCAAGATATCGCAGCCTGTATAACAAAGAATTAAACAAAGAGCGTATCAACCAGGGTAGACCATCAAGGCGCAATAAAAAAATACGGTTCACGAATAATTGATTATGATAAAAATAAGAAATCCATTTGTGATTGAAAACAAAAGGTCAGCTAAAAAAGTTGTTCGCCAATTAGTTACAGGTAAACGCAGAAGCTATAAGGCCGCGCAAGAATCAGACGCGCTATACGGCTGGACATCTTCCCCAGTATCAATCAACAGCGTCCTGCGTACTAATTTAACTAAATTACGAGCCAGGTCACGCGAACAGTGCAAAGCCAACGATTACGCCAAACGATACTTGGGCTTATTAAAATCTAATGTTATCGGTAGCTTGGGTATTGTTACATCAGCCAAGTCAAAAGGCGTCGATGGAAAGCCGGATATCTTGGCAAACCAGACAATTAACCGACACTTTAAACGGTGGGCTAAAAAAAGAAACTGCTCGTTAAATGGAAACTTGTCATGGATTGATATTCAAAACCAATTTATCAGCACTATCGCAGAAGATGGTGAAATTCTAATCCGTGAATACACAGGGCGCGGCGAATATAATTACCAGTTGCAGCCGCTTGATCCAGAGCTATTGGACGTTGGTTTTTACTCGACATTAAATAACGGAAACTCAATCAGAATGAGCATAGAGTTTGATTCTGTTGGTACGGCGGTCGCTTATTGGTTACTGACTAATCTATCTAATGATGATGTTCATGTGATCGCGGGGCGTAAATATCAGCGCGTACCGGCTAATGAGATCATGCATGAGTTTTTACGTGAGCGGGTTGGTCAGATTCGCGGCATCCCCTGGGTGGCAACGCCGCTTGCGCGTATGAAAATGCTGGATGGCTTTGAAGATGCCGCGCTAATTAATGCTCGCGCAGGCGCTACAAAAACAATGATTATCGAAACGCCTCAAGGCGAAAGCCCAAACTTTGAAGGCGATGACGACACATCAGACGCGGAAGATGATGAGTTCATAGAAGAACTAGGCAGCAATGTTGTTGAATACCTTGATCCGGGGCAAGTTGCTAAACCATATGATCCGACTTATCCGTCAAACGAATTCGGCACATTCAATAAAGCTATACTCCGCGCAATATCAGCCGGATTAAACGTATCTTACAATTTACTGGCCAACGATTTAGAAGGTGTTAGTTTTGCAAGTGGCCGAATAGGTGTTACAGAAGATCGGGAAATGTGGAAGGCATTGCAGACGTTTACTATTGAGGGGCTATGTGAGCGTGTTGTTGAGCGGTGGCTATCTATCCAATTAGCAACAGGAAAGCTCATTGTCCCATCTAAAAATGGATTGCAAAAAGCATTACGTTTAGTTGATTTCGATAAATTTAACGACTTCTTTTACCGGGGTAAGCGATGGGATTACATCAACCCGCTGCAGGAGTGGAACGCTAACCGGGTGGCCTATGATTTAAAAGCAAAGTCGGTATCACAAATGATTCGTGATGCAGGCGGCGACCCGGACGAGGTTTTTGCAGAAATAGAATATGAACGCGCCATTTTCAAATCACTGGGTTTTGATGTAGTATCCACAAAAGACAAGCCTGACGACGAGGATATTGATGAAGAAGCAGAGGACGCGAAACAGCAGGCTAACGATAAAGGCGGTAAGTAATGAAAAAGCAATTTAAAAAAGTAAAAGGGCAGATTTTATACCGCGTCTTTGAAATTAGTGAAGATCAACTTCGCATGGATGGCGATGATGAAAGCCGCGAAATTAATGTAGTATTTTCTAGCGAGGACGCAATTGTTCCTCGTTATTTTGGCAATGAAATTTTAGGGCATAGCAAAGGTGAGGCAAGGCTCGAAAGGCTAAACCAGGGCGGCGCAATGCTAGTAGGACACAATCACTCCGACCAGGTTGGTGTGACTGAATCAGCAAGTATAGATGCAGCTTCTAAACAGGGTTTAGCAACATTGCGCTTTGGAAAGAGCGCAAGGGCTGAAGAAATATTTATTGATGTTAAGGATAGAATCAGGCGCTTTGTATCCGTTGGATATCGCGTCTATAAAACAGTGTTGGAAAAGGTTGAAAATGATATTGAATTTCACCGGGTTGTCGATTGGGAACCTGTTGAAATATCTATCGTGCCAGTTCCCGCCGACCCGAACGCTGAGATTTTACGCAGTGAAGAATCAGCAGAATTTGAAACCTATATTGAAATTAGAGAGGCTCCTGTAATGGAAACCGAAAACGAAAAACGAATCCGCTTACTAAAAGAAGCGCAAACACGCACTTTGACCGATGTAGAAGCCAAGTTTCTGCGCGATCTTGGTGAAACTTTACCGACTCGCGCCGATCCAGCTCCCGCGCCCGCAGTTGATACCGCCGCAATTATGACCGCTGAACGTGGACGTATCCGCGAAATTACAGCAATCGGCGAACAGTTTGGTCTAACCAAAGAAGCTGAGAGCATGATTGATAACGG